AACTACATAAATCTTACCTTGTTCTCCCGTTACGGGTAACGCTCCGAAAGTAGCAACCTCTATTATATCGTCTACAAAGCTAGGTAATTGACTAGAAGGTACTAAGCCTCCTACTAAATCAGCCTTTAAACCTAGTACCGTGTTTAAGTCGGTTTGGTTAGTTAGTGTACCTCCGATTTGCCCCCAATTAACTCCAAAGTTTCCTACTAAGGAATTGATATTTATCTCAACTACGCTAGGAGTTACGTTTAAAACTATGTCCTCTCTATTGTCTATAATATTGACATCTATTACCTCATCGCTTCCGCTAGAAGTAATCGTAATTAAATTAGTCGTTTCGGTAACTATGATGTCTATAATATCTTCCATTTCTTAGCGTGTTACTTCTGGTGTTACATTAAATCCCCCTTTTACGTATGTCTTTACTTCGCCAGTAGACAAAGTAAATTGAATATCGTAAACGTAATTGTAAACCTCAATGTCAATTATTTGAGCGTTGATTTTGAATAAACCCGAAGCTGCGGTTGTAATTGTAATGCCAGCCGAGCTAACCGAAGTTAAAGAAAGAATAGCAGCAGTATCGCTATAATTCTTTCTAAGTTGCATTCTGATTGTAGCACCAGTTAAATTAATAGCCGTGCCATTCTTTTTAACCTCGAAAGCTACTTCGCTAAAAGTATCGCCTTTTGTATGCGTGAAATTAAGAGCCATTTTGTATTTTGTTAAGGTAAACCTTTAGTTTTGTAACGTTAGATTTCTTTGGTTTATAAATACCAGCCACCGAAATCTGCTGTTTTGTCTGGGTACATATCTGCATTTGAGTTGTTATTATATTCTGGAAATGAAGACTGATTAAAACTCATATAATCGATAAACCTTCTAGTGTAGTGTTCGGCTATTGATCGCTCTTTTTCTACTAAAAAGTCGATTTCGTCCTTATCTACGTTTTGGCTATTTTCGCTGTTATGTTTATAAACACCTTTATTTGCAATAGTATAAGCAGAGAAAGGCAAAAATTCCACCATAGCCCAATGGATTACCATAGGTTTAATATACACGTTTAATAAAGTTAGGTATGGATTAGCTAAATTACCTGCAACTAAAGCATTTGTGATTTTATCAAATAACTTAGTGCCTAAGTAGTTCTGAATATGAATATCCTGAGCTACCTTAATCCATTGCACAAATTTATCTGGATCAATGTTTCCATTAATTGCAGTAAATTTTACTAAATCATCTCTTGTAATTAATAAAGCCTGAGCCATCGTCTAATTATTTTGGTAAAAATCCCTGATTCGGCATATCGATTGGCCTCGTATACACCAGTTTGCTATTCTTGCTTGCATCCTTACCTTCGCTTTTATTAAAAGGTGCAGGTAAAATTTCTCCTGCTTTTCTAGCCTCCGCAGGGGTTATTTGTTCTGATCCTTTTTTTCTTGGATCAGTAAATCTTTTGTATGTTTCTCTTGTCCAAAAGTGATGGCAAGCTCCACCGCCCTTGTAAAGAAATATGTCGTATGTGTTAGTTCCGCCAGGCCCCCATTTCGGGTTAGTTTTTGGATCTTTACTCATTCTAACTATGTCTTCTTTACGATATAGCTTATTAGCTTTAATCATTTTCTTGCAGAAATCTCTTGAATCCTCTGACAAAGCACCTGTGTATCTATATCTTGAAGCAAATAACTTGCCATCTTGATCTGATTTAATATCAGGTCTTGCTACTCCTGTCGTTGCAAACTCCCAGATCTTAGATAATATGCTTTTTTTAGGATTATTAAGTGCCTCTAATTCTGCATCTAACAGCTCTTCGTCTTCGTAAGATACTACTCGGCTGTCAATCAATTCCCATTCAGCAGGATCAAGATCTGAGCCAAATTCTTCGACATCTAAGCTATCTATGTGACTAGACATTTTAACTCCTGTTTCCTCTTCCATATCGTCTTTACCTATAACTGGATTCTGATCAATAAATTCAAGAGGCTGTAAAGTCTTAAAGTATAGATTTAAAGAGATACCGTTAAATGCTAAGATTGCATCTAAAGCCTCAATAACTCTATGCTGTTTAGGACGAATAACCATATTATCAAATAAGGTTGTTGCATTAGCTAACTCATCTGCGTTTGAGCTAAATCCATTATTAGATGGAATACCAAATAGCAATCCAGATGTAATTGAGTGTCCAAGCAAAATCTTACCACGAGATTCTTCGCTTAAATACTGATAATGAGCAGGTGCATCATTTAATGGAACTGAATCTAATGTAGTCTTGTTATTGATGTCGTTATTAAATGACACTACTACTTTAGCTCCTTTTGAACCAGTTAATTTGTTCTGAACGTCTTTAGCTATTAGCTCTCTCTTTTCTTCGTCTGGAACGTTATTGTTAAAATTGACAATAGTCGTTGGCGAAAATCCATTCTGGACATCGTTAATTAAAAAATCAGCGATCTCTTCTTCTAGCATAGCATACGGTAATGCACCGATATAATCTACGTTTGAATAGTATTTTTGACCTACACTATAATCACTTACGCAAAGCAATTCTAATGTCTTATCGCCATATCCAAAAGCACCAATTCTTTTAGGTACAAATTTCTTTGTGTCTTCCCAATTATCGCAATAGTAATAACCAGTTATTTCTCCTTTGTCATTACACTTTTCTGATCTTATTAACTGAGCAGGTATATGCTCTACACGAACAATAGCATTTTTAGCCTTGTTATAAATTAATTGTAGATAGCCTTGACCTAATAACTTGTAATCAGTAATAACGCATTTTAGAACATCTGATCTAAAAAGCATTTTCATTTGAGCATACTCGTTTGGCTTTTTGTTTGAATCCGTAGCATCTAAACCACGACCAAAAATCAATTTTACAACCGAATTTATAATAGAATTGTTAGTTGTAGAATTATTATAACGGTCAATTAGGTAAGTAAAATAGTCGTTATCGTCTCCAAACTCTACCCAGTTATCTCTTTTAGATTCCTTAGATTGAGGTGGCTTATGTGATTCAAAATTAAATACGTGAACGTTATTACTCATAGAAAATTATGTTTTGTTGGTTTTCTACATATTCATCTTTATTAACAGAATACGTTTCAATCGTTTGATTTGTGCAAAAAACTTTGTCACGGTAAACTAAATCGGTGCCATCTAGGATTGTCATCTCATAAAAATGACCTTCTTTTAAGGCTAATATTTTAGAAAAAGTAGAATAATAAGATATTGATGTGGCTGTAATAGAATAGGTTGTAGAAACTTTAGTAGATTCGTCTCTTAAAATTAAAGAAGTACCACCATTTCTTCTAGTAGGTATAAATCTTACCGTTTGCGCAGTTCCTATTTGTTTTAAAACTATCATATTATATAAACGCTATTTATTTAGGTTTGTTTTTAAATGGAAAGAGAGGCAATCAAGCCCCCCTTTCAAAACCACAAACAAAAAAACAATTATGAACCAGTTACGATTGTAAATCCTGCAGTCACTAATGAAGCAGTAATAAAGTTAGCTGGTAAAGGCTCTTGTCCTGATAAAGTTAATGTGTAACCAGATAGATCACCCATTGCCGCACCCGTTACAATAGTACCTCCCGTTACTTCCATACCGTTTTGTAAACCAGCGTAGAAAAAGTTACCATTCATATCTTCGATCACAACTTGTGGTCTTCCGTATGCTAGTAATTTAATCTGCTTGTGATCAACAACCGACAATTTCTTTAAAGTCAAACTTAAAGTTTGCTCAAAGAAAGTAGTTCCGTTTTCACGGCTAGATGTAATTGTCTGCTCAAAGCTAGAGTTTCCCTTTAATTCATATTTGAATCCAGTCGGAGTTCCAGCTACGGCAGTAATTGCATCAGTATTTGTTACATCATACGTGTAAGATGTAGCATCCTTCCAGTTAACAAAGTAAACGGCTCTTAAACCTCCGTTACTCGTTTTACAAGATTCGATGCGCCCCAATGAAATATCGCACATAGTTATTTATATTTAAAATGTTAAAAATTAGCACCCCGAATTAACGAGGTGCTTAGTGCTATTAATTTGCGGAATTTGTGATTCCGTATGTGACGATATCTTCAACAATACCATACTGAACTCCAGCCGTCATACGCATTACGATTCTAGCGTTCTGAGATCCGTCAATATCTGCCATGTCTATAACCTTAACCTCTGACAAATCAGATAATAAACCTGTTCCGAAATATAAGTTATCCTTAGTTGTAGCGATTGCTTTGTTAGAAGCTAAACCGTTTGCTACGAAGATTTTTACACCATCGAATGCTAAAGATCCATTGTTATACCATTGTGTACCTTGTGCGTTTGTACCATTAGCTCCTAATCCTGATGCACCAAAACCACCTAAAGCACGAACATAAGCACGAGCCATATTCTGAGAAACGTAGATGTAAAGGTTATCGTTAGTGTACAAAGTAGCAGGGATAGCATCAACGATCTTGCCCATTTCAGCAATAACGTTCGCTGCAGTAACCGTTGTTCCAGCTACTTCTTGTGCCGCAGGTAATGCTGCATCTAAAGCTAACAAAGTAGAAAAACCATCAAATTCTCCTGCGTTTGCAGTCACACCAGACCAGATATTTGTCTCGTTTTTAGCGGCAACTTTAGCGGCAACGTGTGCTACTAAGAAGTCAGCAAAAGTTTTTGGCAAAGTATCAAATGCAGAGAAACCTTGCTGTGCCGAAAGAAAGTCGCTGTGAAAATCTTTTTTGCAAAGGCTAAGATTTACTTGAAATTCCTCTGGTTGTAAAATACGCTCAGTTAAAGTTACCGTAGAAGTAGCATCAAAATCACAAGTAGCGTTCTTTAAGATCGCATCTGTAGAGATTTTTTTGATTACCTCTTTGTACTTTACGTTTGGTTTGATCTCGATACCACCGTTGTCGATAGTAGGAGATGACAATAATGCTGCAGCAATGATTTTATCCTTAAATTCACCGCTGTAACTTGTGGTAATAGATGTTGTAGTCGCCATTTTTGTTAATTAATTAATTATGAAAGTTTTGAAAATACTGTGTCAAGAATACCTTTCTGCTTGTTTTTTGCAAAACGGATTCCTTCGTTTTTGTTTTGAGATTCTGGATTAAATGACAAAGGTTGTGCACCTTCCTCTTGCATAGACATTTCTACCTTCTTTGCCTCTTCAGCAACAGATAATTTTAATGCCTCTAATTCAGATTTAATAGCTAAGTTTTCAGCTTTTAATTCTGCGATCTGAGATTCAAAGAAAGTCTCTTTGCTTACAGATTCCACAATGCGTTTTGCCTTTGGTATTTCCGTAGCTAAATCAGGAGCGACAACATCAGAAGGAGCGTCTTCGATCATTGGCATTTCTTCTTCTACTTCCTCAGCAGAGATAGATGCAATAATACCTTCAACAGCAACAACTAAAATCATTCCGTCTTCTAGCTTGTACTCGCCTACTGGCATAGGTACAACACCATCTGCTGTTACAATTCCTACCGAAAACTCAGGCTCAAATGATTCTGCTTCAATAACGGTAATTCCGTCTTCTAACTTCATTTGTGCTAATTTGATTTCCATAGAAAGAACAGCCTTAATCTTGTTTAATTTGTTCTTGTATTCCATATATTTATTTAATTTATTTACTATATTAATTTTGAACAATTCTACCTGCAATTACTTTTCCTAAACCAGCAAATTGATCTAATACATCAATGTCTTTTAACAATGTTTCATTTAATCTATATGAATCTGTTGTCTTAGGATCAAAACCAAAGTTTTTTGCATTTTCATTTAATGTAGCCATTATAGCTTTTGATCTTGTACGCAAGTTAGCTCCAGTAGCTGTATGTTGTTTAGACTCGCTAATAACAGCATTTAAACTATCTAATAATCCAAAAGCTTTGTTATCTGCTGATTCAGCCTTTTTAATTGTTGCAGTAGCTAATGTTGCTAAGGCTTTAACATCGTCATAAATTAAAAACTCGTATTTTTGAGATGCTAATTCTGTTTTATCTTCTGAGAATAATTTTTGAAATACCTTTTTGTCTGTGTTCATTTTAGTTTTGCTTTACGATTACTCTGGTTTCACTTGTATTTACAATAACAGAAGTAACCTGACCTTCTAGCGATCCGATTCCCTGATTAATTTCTTCTCCTTTGCAACAATCTCTTGAATAAGATCCGTCTTCACAAAGGCAAGCTCTCTTGCTATCACTTGGACTAGTTTTTTTATTTGCCATCTTCTAAAATATTTATGATTTGTTTTACTAATTCCTCGTCTTCTAAATCTTGTAATGACATCTCTAGTTTATCCGCAAAATAACCTTCAATAGAAAAACCTTTGTAAAGCCCGCTTTTAACCTCTTGCCATACCTTGTCGTCTTCGATCTTCATTGAGATCATCCAAGTGCCTTTAGGTAAGCTAAATCCGTACTGCTTAGATTTGTCCATTTCTGGATTATCTACAATCCAAGATTCTACAACCGTTGCACCGTTAAATTTTGCCTTATGTTCGATCGTAGCATTAGACTGATTCCCGTTTTTAAGAAATAACTCGCTTGCCTTTTTAACCGTTGCCTCAGAAAAGAAAACGTAAAACTCATCTTCTTTGTGCTTGCGATAAATTTGCTTGTTAGGAACGAGTGCCGCACCCATAAGAATACGCTTCTCAGCATCTACTTCCGCAAAATGTATTTTAATATCTTTATTTAAGGCAATAAAATTCTCTTCGATTGCAGGAGCATTAACAAGGCTAACCGCATCAATGCCATCCAAATCCTTTTCGATAATTAATTCCACAATTCTCATAATCTATAAACGCTTTAATATTATTCTTGTTTTATTTTCGTTACCCTAAAGTTGCTGATTTTATAATATTTCTATTTAAAGCCTGCTGTGTAGTTACATCTCCTGCTACTACATAAGCCCGTACAGGTGGCTGATCTTTGCCAAGAGACTGAGCGATCTGATTTACTCCAGACGTTCCTACAACGTTAAAGGATGGCGAACTAGCCGTAGGTGCAGATGGTGCTGATCCACCGCCACCGCCACCGGGTACTTCTACCTCTAATATCTTCTTTACGTTTTGGAATGCTGATGTAGCAACGGCTATTGTAGATGCTACCTTTACTGCTGTACCGAAAGGCTCAGGGTAAATATTCTTAGCTTTCCAAACCTCTGAAATACCTAAGTAAGCATTTATAGTTGCCTGAGCGATTGCAAGTGCTTTTCCCTCTGCCGTTTGTTGCCCTAGCATAGCACTAAAGTCTCCTAATAAAGATGCAGTCTGGCCTAGTAATTGTCGCTTGCCATCATAAGCTAAACGCTCAATAGCTAATCGCTTGTCAGTATTCTCTTTTAGTGCCGCAGTTCTTTCGGTCTCGTTTGCATACTCCTTCTTTTTAATAATAGCATTTTCTGCATCTAATGCTTCTAGCTTTGCATTAAATGTAGATTTGTCATTATTTAGTATTAACTCATTAAATGCGTATTGACGATTTAAAGCCTCCTCTTTAATCTCTTTGTCTTTTGCTTTTAGTGCATTATCTAGCTCTTGCTTTTTAAGGTTAAATGCTCGTTCTGCATCTACTCGTTTCTGAGTACCTACTTCTGCTGTGTTAATTATACCTTGTAATCTTTCTAGCTCTGTTGCCTTTAGTCTTTGTAATTCCTGCTTCTGAGCAAGCAGTCTTAGTGCATCATTCTTAATTGCATCCGCATTACCTTGCTTTTGTAATGCTAAAACCTCTGATTTGCCATCAATCAAAGCCTGATTTAGATCTAGCTCTTCCTGATTTAAGGCTGTAGTATTTGTTAATTGCTCAGATATTAAACCAGTAATTTGTGATTCTACACCCTTCTTATTATTTATTGCGTCTTGTATTTTTACTCTATTCTCCTGATTTTGTAAAGCATCAAATTCTGCTTGTGCCGCAGCGATTTGTAAGTCAGCTAAAGATGTCATTGCTATCTTTTGCTCTTGAAGTATCTTACCTAATTTATCATTAGCTTCTTTTCTTACCTTAATGCTTTTAGACACATTATCTCTTGTCTGTCTTTCAAGTTCTGCCTCTCTGTCTTTCCCTTCTACAATACCTTGCTGTAATGATACAGCTAACTGAGAATCCTTTCTTAACTGAACTAACAGCTTTGCTTTTTCGGCATTTGCTTTTAGATCAATTTTGCTAATACCTTCTACGGATGCAACAACGACCTGACTAATTTCAGTAATCGCTTTACCTAAATTTAATGCTACTTTTTTACCTGCTTTAATAGCGTCTTCTCCTGTTTCTTTTATACCATCTTGAAATGACTTAATTCGTTCCGTTAATACTTTTACCTGCTTAGGATCTTTGTCTCCAAAAAAAGAGTTTTCCCAAAGTAATTGTATTTCCGCTATTGCTAGGCCAACACCAAAAAAAGCTAATTTAAGTGGTGTTAAAGCTATTGTTAATAATCCCTTAATTACATTAGTAAGCCCCTCAAATCCCTTGCTAGATTTAGATACCTTTTCGATTACTCCTACAATAATATTTGTAACCTGATTTAAGGTAATAGAGATTGTCTCAAAAATAGTAGATAAAGCATCTGCTACTTTTTGGTTACGCTGAAAAGCCTCAGACAATAGCTCAAATCCTTTCATTAGGATTCCGATACCCATTGCCTTAATAGCTAGGCCGACACCACTAAATCCTTTTGCTAAAGACTGAGTTGCATTAGTAGCATCCTTAGTTGCTTTCTCTGAATTTTCAGTTGCATCGGATACTTTATTTAACCCAGCTACAACGTCCTTTAAAGACGAAACAACGTCTTCTAAGTTATTCTTAATTTCTAAATCTACTGTCCTTTTTTCCATTGACGTTTTATTTGCTCAAATGCAGTTTTTAAATTAGTAGGTAGCATATTTTTCCCTTTTGCTATTTCGATCGTCTCGCTAATTCCATAGTGTGGAAGTAAGTTTAACATTGTAAATATCTGTTTTATCATATCGTTCTAAAGTCAGTTAGTAATTCAAAATCCACTTGTCCTGTTGTTAGATCAGTCGTAAACTGATTAATTGTATAGCGTTTGTCTCTAATAATTACCCTATCGTTTACCTTTAAGTTAGTCAAAAGGCTAATTGGTAAAATTGCTTTTAGTTTAAATATCCTAGATTTAACACCAAATATATTATTTAGGTAGTTAGAATAGTAGTTACTAAATAGCGACTGATTCTCTATTGCATTAGTGTATGTCGATTGCTCAGCACCAAAGTTAAGAGAATAATCAACAGAGCTAATTAAAGTATCCTGACCAAATATGTTTGCCGAAGTTACGCTTGCCGTAGAAGTACCATCGTTAAACTTGTAAGCAGATACGGTTTGCGTAGAACCATAATCGTATAATATAACTGGCTTAGGGATATAAGGAATATAGCTAGGCTTTAATGCGTATGCTACTTGCAAATTAGTTCCTGTAAATTTAGTATGATATAAATGCTCAAACGGTAATTCTACATTGTACTCTTCGCCATCGTTATCTAGCTCATAATATAGATCGCCATACGGAACTTTAGAACGTGATAAAAATTCTATGTTTAAAAACGACTCAGGTTTCTGATATTTAAAGTTTACCTTCTTATAGGCTTTTGATCGCTCTATGTCAAACGAATCGTTTATAATATACTTAGTTATATCTCTAGTAATTCCGCTTGCATACCATCCCTCTAATTGTTCTATTTTAAATACTCCAGCTACATCCGAATAGCAGGTAAGATTAAACATTTTAAGAATACCACCAAAAAACTCTTCGATCGTCATTTCTGGCATATATTGATTTATAGCCATTGTGGTTGTCGTTGTCTGAGTTGTGCTTTGTGTAACAGTTAAGTCGGTTACTTTTGTATACGTTCCACCGATTAAAGTTCCTGTTTCGTAATAGTATACAGATGTAAACGATATGGCTGATGTAGATGCAATATAAAATTCATAAACCCCTGATTCCTCTAAAGGTACTTCTAAGTACATAGGAGTGATTTGAGTTAAATAGCTTTGCGTATTAACTACAAGACCATCTCTATAAACGTAAAAGAAAAATTCCTTTGCATCCTGACCAATGCTAGGAACGCTAAAGGTAATTGTGATATTAGACTTAAATTGATATTCTGGCAATGTAGGCTTTACATAAGTTAGCTTATCATTAAACGTATTAAATATACCTTGTGATCCTGTTGTAGATGTATTAGTTTGAAAGTTAAGTTTGTTAGCAACCGTTTTTAGCTCAAATGTCTCGCTATTTTTTAGCCATAAGAATGCTCTTGTAAATCTAAGATCGCTCAGAAATGCACCTTCAAAAGTTACTCCTAAAGAAGTAGCGATTGCATCGAATACGGTCTTTACTCTAATTGCAGGGAATAAGTCTGTATAGTAAATAGGAGTAGATGTATTTGTAATATCCCAAATGCTACCAGCTCCAAAACCCCATACGTTTTTAGAGGATATTAAAGGGAACATAACGTTATTACCTGCACCGCCTGTTACTCTTGTCTTTACAACCGAACCCGTATAACTAAAATTACTAGAACTTAGATCTAGGTCTTTTAAAAACTTACCACCAAAAGCATCCTTTAACGAAATCAAAGATCCAAAAAACGTAATTTGGTAATTGTCGATCTGACCGTTTTTATAGCTTGCCTTTTCTAATTGCATTTTGCCCCTACGGAATAGAGCATAGTCTAGCTCTATGTAGCCATCCTTTCTAGTCCTAGCGTCAAAACCATTGTCAATAGAGTTCTCATACCAATGCTTAAATATCTTGTTATTATGAGCAGTTGCTGGCACCGTAAAAGACTGACTAAAATCAGTAAAAATTTTAGATATATCATTTACGTTTTGGATGTTGCTTGTGACACTAATCTTTTCGTCATCGAACAGCTCTATCCTTTGTGGCTCTAAAGTCGTAGCATCGTAAATATAAAGTAGTGCATTAATCATTAAACAACATTGTTTATAAGGTTAAACCCATAGGCAAATTCAATCTCATAATTTATGTTTTTGTCCTTTAAGCTAGTCTTTAAATCTGTAGCTGTAGTTTTGATCTCTACTGGCACACCATCTAAAAGTATAGTTTCGGCTAAAAATAAGTCTTGAATAAGCTCATTATAATTCTCAGGAATCCATCCTGTGTTTAATCTAATAACCTCGTTTCCGTTAATGTTAAATGACTGGCTTTGTGGCCTTGCAGGGTTATAGTTTACGGCATCAGGCAAAACGTTATATGTCGTACCCATTGTCTGTATGTTATTCATTTTAGCTTTAAAGAAAGTTAAGAACTGCCAACCACCATAACGATTTATAAACTGACAAATGATCGGATCGTATTTACTCTCACATACGGGTGTAACAATTATCTGAGCTATTGTATCCGTATATTCCCCTGTTGGCTTCCATAGTATTGTACACGTATTGCCTTTGTCGTATTTAATGCTTGTAGTCCTTAATGGTATTTTGTATAGCTTAGCTCCATCTCTTGCGATCGTAACTATTACCTCATTACGGCCTCGTTTGTCTTTATAAGAAACGGTTAGTGTAGCAGGGCTAGCGTTGTTAGCCCAAACATTTATGTAGGGATATTTAGCCTCCGCAATTCCTTCTTCGTAAAAATACTCTAAGCTAGTATTTGCAAGTGGTAAAATAGTCGCTGTTGATCCTGACTGATTATAGCCACCAGAATAATTAGTGTAACCTGCTGTCGAATAGTATGTAGTTGTGTCTAATGCAGTTCCATAGTTACCTAGTGTAGCCTCTTTAAACCGTTTAACCTCTACAATAGCCATCATAGAATTTGTGTTGTCTGATGGCTTAATTGCATCAATGTATTCTCTGATGTACGGAGCTATATTATACACGTTTTTTCTGTTGCTTGTAGATGCAATAGACTTTGTAAATATATAGGTTGCATCAATAGGCTTTGTATCTGGATTATTCCAAATACGTAATTCTACCCTAGAACCTAATTGACCAGCTTCATTGACTTCAATAAAATAAGGACTGCGTGCGTAAATTATCATTGTGCTTTTAAATTATAGCTTACTATGGTTTCTACATCCTGACCGAATGCTTTAATTAAATCTGTTTCTATGTACTTTTTATAACCTGCAATAAATGGCTTTGTAAAGAACAATGTCGGCTTTAGCCCTTTCATATAAATACTGCGTGCTATTATAAACGCAGTTGATTGATATGTCAAAAACTTACCCGACTTCTGATCTCTAAATTGTATCTGTCTGCTTTTAACCCATTTGTTAATTCCAGATGTTAAACCACCTTTTCCACTTCCTGATCCAAACTGAAAGCCTCCCTTCTTGTAGTCTTGTCTGGTTTCAAATTTACCGTTCTTTCCTTTTACACCCTGATCTTGATACCAACCGTATTCTACCATAGAGAATCCGACAAGCGTATATTTATTGTCGTGTACTATTTCCCCCTTAATGCTATTATACAATTCCTTAGTGTCATTCATCTTTCTCTTGCTAAGGTTAGATCGAGATTGTTGAACTACATAATCCTTGTATTTCTTAATTAGCTTGTCTAGGTTCTTTAGTTCCATTAGCAGATCGTCATATCGTTTGGTATAATTAAATCAAATGACAAAGTCCATCCTGCAATCTTGTTCTCAAATCTATCTACAAATGGTTCTGCGTTTAGTTCGCCTTGCACCTGCACATTCTGGGAATACAAATTGCCTCTGATTAAATCTACACTTAGTCTCTGTGCGATTGTTAGCTGTGTATTTAGTACATCCTGCTCATTATCGTTTGATTCCCATTTGCTTGTCTCACCGTGATCCGCTATATCTACTATATCCATAAACAAAATACTAACGTTTAACGTCATTGTTGTTTCTGCTATGCCAGCGTTATTAACAATAATATGGCTTAAAGGAAATATAGTCTGCTTATATAGATCAACAGCATTAAGATCGCCAACGGTAACGGTGTTAATAAACGGTGTTGCCTTTAGATAGTCCTTTAGCTTGTTAATTACGTAATAATATCCTTGTGTCATCAGTTACCTTTTTTTATCATTTTAATTTCTAAATCGTTCTTTTGCTTTTCGAATGTTAAAAACGTTAAGCATTGATGTATTGGAAGTCGGGAAATTTCACTAAATCGTCTAACATCTCCCTGAGCAAGTGCATAGATGGAATTATACCATCCCCATCGTTTTCCGAATTGTGCTTGTTCACTATATTCATTACCGCTGGATTCTGCTCCAAATAAATCAGGGTATTTGTCAATAATTCGTTGCCTAAATGGTAAAAAAAAACCGTTGCACCTAAAACAACATTAACAGGAGCACCCCTCATTGTATCACAATACTTATGCGATCCCTCATAGTCTTCAATCATATACCTATTACCGTACTTATTTGTAATCGGTCTATATAAGACAGCCATTGCCCTATGCATTTGATCCCAGTCGCCAATATACGTGTCAAGGTCTACATACTCTCCCTGAGTTATATCGTCTAAATTAGGTATAAATCCGAACTCTACACCGTTTAATTTAAACGTAGGTATATGCTTATGATTTACGTTAAATAAAGCCCCAATTCCAGATGTTATTTGTGCAACATCCTTATGTTTAATAGTAGCAATATCCTTTAGCTCAATCCCACAAAAAATCTGCACCATCTTTTGATGCAAAAATTCACTTTCTTCGTTTTCCTTTACAATCTTTAGAAATTTCTGGTATTGATCCAGCCTGATTTCGCTCAGTTGCGTAGGAACATTAAGTTCTAGCTTCATATTATATAAACGTTATATTGATTTTTTTGTTATTAGTAGATGAAATACTTGCCTCTATTGGGATTAGACAAGTGATAGAAGACGTTGTAACGTATGGCATCCATAGCGTGGTTAAAGTCATCGACAATAAGTCCTGATTTTCTATCCGTGTATCTGTAGTTGTTAAGTTCCTTTGCGACATTGACTGAGTTTGATTCTACTATTATTTCATAATCCTGCATTAAAGCTATACCAGCCGTTATGCTACCTGCTCCTTTTTCGGTTGCTATTATATTACATCCCTTAGATGCAAGCTCAGATATAAGTCTAGGCTCAGCACTATCCCCTACGATTAATGAATTACCGCACACATCATTGTTTATTTTGCATATCTCGGACGTTGTTAGCTTCGGAGTATACAAATGCTCTTTAACATATATCTTGTGCTTAGAGCGATCTATTGCAACCTCAATTAAAGTGGTCGGATCAATAGAGAATCCAAAGTCCTGACCGAAAGAAGTTTGCAAGGTATCTGGATTAAAGTCTCCAAATCTCCAGTTAGTAAATACTACACCCTCTGCTTTATCTAGCCAACCACCTAATATCTGATGCGTGTACTTTTTAGGGTTATGGCTTTTAAGCCGTTCGATCTCATCAATAAAGGATTGATCTAAATGCTTTATGTTATCTAAATAGGTAGTGTGTATATATGTTACATTATTCTTTATACCATTATATCCTTCTTCTACACCCTGACTTTGAAAGAATCGGTTATAGATCCAATGCTCTTTGGTCGCAGGGTTTAGGATTAACACTACTCTATTCTGAACACCCTTTTGACGAATAGATAAATTAATCTTGTCAAAGGTAGTTTCGTCTACAAGCTCTTCGGCCTCATCTAGTATCCAAGTGGTTACACCTTGCAATGATTTAAGGTTTGCGGTCTGATCTCCGCTTGAAGTCTTTAATCCCCTAAATAGAATCTCGCTTCCTGATTCCTTATTTATAATCTCTGATTTCGTAATATGAAATAAGTGTTCCGTATCTAATAGCTCTATCTTCTCTTGAAACTCAGGTATAATAGATAGATGTGCAGATGTCATAGTAGATCGGGTAAACAAAATCTTATGCCCTTTCTCAAAAGATAAGAGGCTGGCAAATGTGCCAACCCCAAATGACTTTGAACTACCACGACCTCCTGTAACTACAAAGAAGCGTGTCTGATTCCATAACGATTTATATTTCGGACTGAGTTGTATCATCGTCAAATTTAAATACGTCTTGTACTTTAAACTCTTTAACCGTATGAGAATTAACACTCTCAATATGTTGCATCGATAACTGCTTTAATTCGTCCTGAGTAGCAATCAGTTTCATAAGCCCCATTTGTAATGTAGGATTATCTGACTTATACCACTTAGATCGCATAGAGACTTTAATCTCAGTCTTTACTTTTGTTAAAGCATCTTTTATATCGTCTAATTTGTCTAATTCAAGATTATAAAATGTAGCTCTTGAACAAGGCAAATAGGATATAATGTCATCTATAAAAAATAGTTTGTTCTTGTTAATCGCCTCTAATGCGGAGGCAATCAGTTCTTCTTTATTGTATGCCATTTTCTTCTTCGATTCTATATTTAATCATATTCTTTGTTTCCCAAGCCTTCTTGTATTCTACGCTTTCGAATAGCTTTGAGAATCCAGTTATGTGCTTTAGCTTTAATAGCTCTTCGGGTTGCATCCCTAGCTCATTACAAATGTCGTTATCTTTCCATCCATTTTCTAGCATTTTAAACACCATATTTGACATACCTGATACTGAGTGGCTTCCTCTAGCTCTGTTGTGTCTAACCGTACTTGCCATACGATCATTAATGTCCTTGTTAATAACAACAATAGGAAGGCATCCCTGATTACGATTTAATATATCTGCATTATTCTTGCAAGTAAAGTATCGGTGAAATCCATCTACGATTGTATACATATCTTTCTCGCTATCGTAAATTGTAACAATAGGTTGTGTGTAACCATCGTGTAAGATGCTAGTGTATAGCAATCCCATTTCGATATTAGCGACTGCATTTGGATTATAGTCGTTAGGGGTTACCTTGTCTATATTTACCCAACGTACCCTATCTACGGGCTGTTCTTTTAATGGGCTTTTCTTATGTAGTGCTTCACGTATTGATTCAATAGTGCTTAAATCTAATTCAGCATTCTGAATATGCTTTAGAATTTCATTTGGTTTCATTATTGCTTTTTAAATTGTGGAACGTATTTGTTATAAATGTAAGTGTATTTGTTAATTATACCTTTCTTAAATTTCTTGTAGGTATTTACGTTTGCATTAATTTTCCAGTTTAGGAATTTAGTATAATCCCAATCGCTAGAAAGGATCGTGTTGATCATAACCCTATTAAAGTCAATGCTTATTTCTGGATCGCAGAACTCTTCATTAAACTTATTGTATTTAGCTATAAATTTAGTGTAGTTCTTTTCGTCTTGAATTATGTTTTTAGCTAGGTGCAATGTGTATTCGCTCCAGTTATTAAACATAGTTGGATGTACTTTAGGACATACAAAGGCTTCGTTCTTTAGGTGTTTAATTGTATTCGCTCCATCGATACGCTTAGATATTTTCTCCCAAGTAGGTGGCTCGATCTCTTGTATTAAAAGCAGGGCTTGTATTGCTGTTTCGTGGTGTACGTTTGAGATCCGCATATCTTTAATTACGACACCGTATCTGTACATCTCGTTGTACACGTTATTGTAATCCCATTTGTTTTTAAATATCGCTGCCCAAACATCTGAATAAGACCAATCGTATAATGGATAAAAAGTATAATGCTCTTGCTCTTTAGATAGTATTTTGCCCCAAGTAATATGCTTATAGGTTCGATCCTCAGTTAATACCATAGCTCGCTTTGGGCTTTCCTCTGCTCTTACACCTGCTAGGTAGCAACTCTTTACTCCTTTAAAGTGGTAATTAAATATCTTGCCAAACAATTCGTGAAATCTATTAGTGCCATAGTTATTCTCCTTAATAGATAAATCGTTTTTAGGATGTATCCAGACATCTTCTTTAGTTACATCCCAGCAGTAAGAATAGCGTTCGTAAGAGCTAGCGTTGTTCGTAATTACCATAGGCATTTGAAACCACATAGGTTCTACACGAGGATCTTGCATAATCTTTGTGCAATAATCTACCGTTCCCTGCCATTCGGCTTCCTGATCTATCCATAATACTTTTAATGGTAGTCTATTTCTTTGCTCTGCTACGATCAAAGCTAAATTTAGGGTGCAGGTACTATCCTTGCCTCCGCTAAATCCTACAACAACGTTTTCAAATTCGTCAAATAGGTAATTCATCCTATCTAAGGCATCGTCAAATACGTTTTTGGTTTTATAAATCTTCATAAATATCGCTTATAAATTTGATGCACTTACTATTGTAATCAGACATAACAAATTTCTTATTCATTTTCTTAAATATCCTGCCTGTGTTTCCGTAACCACAGCAAAAGTCTCCTACACAATTAAACTTAGATGCTATATTTAATATAATAGCAGTTGTAGTGCTATGCATACCATCAAAATTATAGTTGTAAACGAATGCTTTTGCATTAGCCCCATTAATTTTAGTATCTAGTACCTGATGTGGCTTTTCTATTTTGCTCATAATCTTAATGCTACCTATAATAATCATAGGCACTTTAGTGATTTTGATAATAGAATTAACTGCTGTAATGTACTGAGTAAAATCAAGGCTTGCGTTTGCTCTCTTGTTAAACTTTTCTAGTCCATCGATCCAGCTAATCTCTGTGTAAAGTATATCGCATTTATTAAATACATTAGGTATACCATTAAGCACATTGTTTGCTAGTGCTATATTGCCATCCTTTTCAAAATAGTCTAAGTTTCCGTTTACCTCGATTGGATCGTGTAATGCAGAATGATAGGGAAATTTTTTAGTTGCCATTTAAGATAAAGTTATTGGTTGTGTGCATCTGAACAGCTAGCTTATTAAACTTAGTAGTTTTGTCTGATTCATAATACTCATAACCTGATGGAGAAACTATTGTCGTATTTACATATTTAAGCATATCGTTTTGCGAATTGCCTAGATTAGCGTTCTCTTTTAATGCTTGCTTGTAACCTCCCTTAGATGTTCCCTGCTTGTGGTATGCGTAACAGGATCTAGTTCGGTAATTCTTGTAACCATTAATGTAAGATTTGATGCAAATATCCCATTCATCAACGCTATTGTAAGGAGTAAACTTCCCAATAGAATGAAATACATCTTTTTTAATAAACCAGCCACCGCCTTTGTAAACAAAATTAGACTGAATAGCTACATTCATTCTTTTAACTGAATTAATTATACGGGTAATTGATACTAAACCAGTATCGTTTTTAGCTAAAAGGCTAAATATATAATTGTCTATAACCGTATCCTCTGTAAAATAGACATCGTCGTCTGTAAATAAATATGCTTCTGTCTCAGGAAAACATTTGTCGGCAATAGATACACCAAAATTAAAAGCATTTGTTAGTGGCATCTGAGCTGTATCCACAATTACAACATTAGGCTTTCTGATTATATCTGTGCTATCTGATAGGCTTACAATAACTATGTTGATCCAATCAGGCACAGAATTAATTAGCCTATTGCAAATATCGTTTCTCTTATAGGTCGGTGCAATTAAGGTTATTTTCATTCATTCTCAATTAAAGTGCGATTAATGATTCCGCTACCATCGTTAATAGTCATTGCCCAATACTTGTACTCGCCTAAATTGTAATAGGTATAGATCCGATTAAAGAATCTTTTTTGGTATCCATTTGCATTAATGTATTTAACAACCTCGCTGTAAAGCTCTTTGTTATCCCATTTTTTTTCTAGTGTATACCAATGTGGTATTTTAGGCATTGACTTTGCAAATGTATAATCAATGCTGTTTAGAATTTTGTCTGCTGTTTCCTTGTCCATTTTACTTTGTTTTCATAATAAAAAATTCATTTGCACATTTAGGACAAATTACTTCTATTAAATCGTCCTGAGTATTCATTTCTCCCATACGCTCATTTAGCTCTTTAGTAACTTTGTCAACGTTTTCCTCTGTTACCGCCTCGTAATTAGTGCTAGGATTTAGGACTGGATTATAATCAGGAATATCCCATTGAATTAAACCCCAGTCTTTTAATTCTGTTGTATCCCATTCGTTAGCAAGTGCATCCCAATCCCATTCGCCTCCGCTAATGTTATCCTTAATTAAAAACTCTTTTTGCTTTGCTTCGGATAGGTCTGTAATAATAACTGGGATCTCTTTGATGCCAGCCTCTAAGCAGGCTCTATATCTCATATTCCCTCCTAGTATAATCATTTCCTGATTAACAACGATAGGTCGAATAGAAAGCATTTCTGGGAAATCCTTAATAGATTTAACTAGCTTTTTAAATTTGTCATCCTTAATCGTTCTAGGATTATTAGGATTAAGTTTAATGTCTGTGATTTTTTTGATTTCCATATTAGTATTCGTTATAAATTCTTCTTAAATCTCCTATCATATCCCTCCAGCAAGATGCACAAGATGTGTCAGTAAATGGTACTCTAAAAACACCTAAGTAAACAGCTTGTAGCTCTCTTTGAATTTGTAATCCAATTGAATTTGGATTGGTTTTAAAAAATTCATTTAGATAATTGTAATCTGATTCGGCTAGACAATTAGGTTTTTTGTAAGGAAAGATCCTGTTTAATGCCTCTTTGCGTTCTTCGCATCCGCAATCCCAATCTAGGGCTTTTGACAATGCTTCTACTCCTGCTTTAATTCCTAATGCTTCGGTAAGGTTTTCAACTGAATCGCCTAGACCTTTTGATTTTCTTTTTGCCATTGTTTTAATTTTAGTTTACATCTTTGAATTGTTTGAAAAATATTCATTAGGGGAATCCCTGACTCTTTTGCCATTTTACGCATTGAAACGTTATTGTTAATATATATTAAATACATTTTGCGATCGTACCAATCCCAAGTATTAATAAAATCCATATATGGTTTAATAAATTCATTAAGGTCTTCATTATAGGTGTCTTCTTTTAATGAGTATTCTATCTCTCTTGTTATTTCGACCTTGTCAATTTTTTTACGATGTAAATTAACGGTTAGCGATCGGAGTGTATAGTAAAAATACGACTCATTTACTTCCTTACCTAATAATTTTATGTATGCTTCTTGGACAATGTCTTCTGCGTAGTTTGTTTCGCCAAACTTTTTGACTATTTGAATCCAATGCTTATGACGCTTGTATATGTTATCCACTAAAGCAGGTAGATATTTTCTGCAACCAACTTCCAATAAATTTTGTCATCTATTCTTTGGCAATACTCGCCAAACATTCCGCACATAAATAAACAAAGCTCTCTTGCAAGCATCTTATTCCCCGTAAAGTAATAAGCGTTGTTCATTAAAGAAGAGGCTCTTTCGTCTGGCTTCATTAGTCCATCCATTTTCCGTGCTTGAATAAATGCCAAGTACGATGCTTTAAAACTTCTATAACTAATTGAAACAAAGTATCTGCTTCATAGCTACCTACTTTTTTAATTATTAGTTTCATTATTTAGATTTCGTTAATTCATTAACAATGTACCATCTAGCCTTTTCTAAGTCTTGCTTTTTATTGCCTTTCTTATCAGCTCTTAAAATATACTTGATTGCGTTTCCTAATGCAAAATTTAAACCAAAAGCCTCAATTACATTAATAGCTTCAAGGCCATTTGCCCCTTTATAGTGTTCTGGAGAATTTACTTGATCGCTCATAGTTACAAAGTTTATATAAATTTTTATTTAAAGTCAATATTTAATCCATAATTTTTCATAAGGATTATTAATTGAGTATTTAATCCTTCGGCTCTTGTCTTATCCATTAGCTCTATATTCATTCCAATCTTAAAAAATTCTAGCATTAATTTTCCTGCTTGAAAATACTGATCTGATACGGTTGCATCAGGATCTCCTTTGTATAATTGCTGTTCAATTTTAAGTAATTCTTCTAAAACTGAATTAGATTTAGACTTTAGCGATTGCTTATTAAATACAGATGGCCTAAAATCGTTTTCAATGTGATCAATTAATGCGTTTAAAAGTCCGCAGTAAATAATTATTGTTTCTCTTTGTGTTAATTTCATATTTGATTTAGTCTGTATTTTTTTAATAGCTCTTGACAATCCTCTATTGAACGTACTATTGCATAATAGTATTTATGCTCTAATGCTATTTTCTGAAAATCTTTTTGATTTGGAGACTGCACTCCTTTGGCTATTTTAACTTCTACAAATAGTCCTTTCCAATTATCGTTTGAAATCATCCAAAACATATCTGCTACTCCTGATTTCACACCCTCCATTTTTAGTTTTATGCCGACTAAAAGACTTCTTTGCCCCCCATTAGGTACTGCAAAAAACGGAAATTCTTGTGTTAGATCTAACCACTTACATATGGCTACTTGTAATCGATGTTCGTCCTGATTTCTCATTAGTCTATTGCAGATATTTTACCTTCTGCTGTTAGGTATGCTTTAAAGTCTGCTAAGTTTTCTACAAATTCCTTGTAACATTGAGCCTTGCAAGCCCAAAGTAGTTCGTCTTTGTCTTTATATTTAGGCAATAAGGACAAATATATTCTTTTTTTATCTTCCTCGTTTGCCTCATAGATGTTAAATTTTACTATGCTGTCATATAGCGAGTGCAAACCGCCTGCAATCCATACCATTTTTATGCTTTTTTCTTGACATCTTATGATTTCCTGAGAATACATATTTGCAATATTTATTGCTGTCATTTTTTGATCTTCTTCACTTGGGATAGGTGCTACTTCTTCGATCTGTTTTACAACTAATTTAGTCTCTTGCCTAGCAAATTCTATATAGGCATTCATAATTCTACTAAAATACTCGCAAGAAAAGTTTTCGTAACACTTTGCATCTACGTTTAGCTTGCCTGCAACAGCATATTCAAATGCTAAAACTATTTCTTTGGCTGTTTGATTACCAAAATTTGATTTAATAAATTTAAGTAGAACGTATTTCTCTTCTTCTATTGGTAAATTATTGCCTCTTAGCCCTACAAATAACATTGCGTAGCGTAGAGCCTGCTTTATCTCCTCTTCGTCGCTCTGTCGCAAAGTATGGTGGCTCTGTGCCTCGACAATAGCATTAGCTAGACCGCTACCAAATGTTAAGGCTCGTGATTCGGTCTTTACTAGTTCCTGTTTTTGCGTTGTTTGAATTTCCATTTTGACTAAACTTATTTTTATTTAACATCCACGTTGTAATTCTTCTTTTAATATCAAAGAACTTTTCCATTTCCCAGCGTTCTTTACCTTTAGGATTTTTTTCTGTCCAATAAGAAAAGAAATTATTGTACTCAGATCCTAAATCATTAGTGTGAGGCGAAAGCATTTCGCTAAAAGATACTATACTTTCTTTTTCTTTTATTTCATTTACTTTACTTTCCTTTCCTTTCCTTTGTTGAACGGTCGTTGAACGGTCGTTGAGCAATCGTTTATCGGCCGATGCTTTACCTGCCATTTTACGCTGTTCTTTCATCTTAAAGTAAGGTTCTAAGTAAACTAGCATTTTAGGCGAAAAGAACTTTTCTGTTTCGTCTATTTCAAATAATTCGTAGTTACATACACAAACTCTGACTTTTGCCTCTGAGACGCTAAATTCTTCTGCTAATAGGTCTAGGTCGCTTAGGGGATACATAAGGTCTTGTTGCTCCCTTAATGTCTCTAATAGCATAAAGTATATGCCGTAACCCTCTGTTCCTAGTTCTCTTCTTAATCGCCTAATTTTTCGATCGTGTCTTGCATTACAAAAATGCGGGAAATAATACGCTTCTTTTTCCATTTTAAAATAAAAAAAGCCAGCTTGCGTAGGAGTGCAAAACTGGCTTGGTTGGTTTTTAACCCTAAAATAACCGAAGAACTCCTACCCTCTTCGCTTATTTATTCAAATATATAAACACTTATCTAGGTTTACAAGTCCGAAACTCAAAATATCCTATGTACTCAGGAAAATCATTTTCAAACTTTCTAGCATAATCTGCTGTATAATTATTGTTTACTTTAAAATCGTCATTGCGATCTATCTTTGCATCCCATCTGATGCGTTCGCAAATTGCTTTAGATCCTATACTAGTTGCTCTTGAATGTATCGCCTCAAAAGCGTAGTGTACATAGGCTCTATATATTAACGGATTTTTTACGTGATACTCTTCGAATGTTAGCTTTTTCATAAGGTCTGATTAATTTAAGTTTTAGAAGATCAATTTGTAACTGATTAGCTAGGTGTGTTTGCCATTGATTAAAAGTTAGCTTCATAATTTTATGCGTTTAAATTAAACTTATCTGCTTTAGCTTCGTGCTTGTCGATGTTAATATAATAAATTTCATTGATAACTTCCTGATAATACGCTGTATCTTCTTCGTTATCAGTTTTCTCATTTATGATTTCCATTACTGCTATGATGGCACATTTAGTTGCTAGTTCTCTGTTTTGTAAAATGATATTAAATCTATTTACAAGGAATTCGGCTTTAGATTTAGGTATCATATTTTGCTTAATTTAATTATGTTCCAATTTGGGATTCCAATCGTTTTGTTTACGAGGCTAGGATGATTAAAAATAAGAGTTCTTTGACCTTCGGTTGTTCCTACTAATCGGCTCTCAAACTCATCGTTATAATTACCTAGCTTGTAATCTAAGTGGTATATTTCGCCTATTGAAAGCTTGTAGTTTTTAACTTCGTAAATGTTAATTTCATTGCCACTTTCTGATTTTAATACTTCTACTATGTTTCTCATTTTATTTTTGTTTAGATTATGATTTACCTTCTTCGTAATATTCGTCCATTAATTCCCTTAATTCTTTAGTCACTTCTGGGTAGTTTACCTTGCCATAAACGGCCTGCTGTACTAGCCCTGATGACCATTCTCTTGCACTAAAAGGTAGAATACCTTTCTTATTTAATCTATCAGCTACTAACTGATATGCAAACATTTTTTTAATTTTCGTCATTTTCTTCGTTTTTTAAATTATAATCTTTGTACGGTCTTTCTCCTATAATTTTGTATCCTTTCCAAAGTTGCTCTTGCTCATATTTATTATAGTCTTCGAGCGACACAAATCTTTGTACCGTTGTAAAATAAGCTCCAAAAGTTCCTTTTAAATCTAGCAATAAAACTATTGGATAAACTTGTGTTATTTCTTTTATAGGATCTTCGGATATTAATAAAAATCCGTCTTTCATCCACGATGCGATGTATAAATGATTCTCTAATTCCGTTTCAAAGCCTTTAGTTACTTTCCAAGTATTGGATGGGGCTTTAAAAAAAGTATATGTTAGCCTTTCCTTATACATTAGAATGGTAGATCAGATGCTGGAAAATTAACGTTTTGCTTTGGAAGGTTTGAATCATAAACTACCTTGCCATTTCCTATGTATATTTTAGGAGTCTTTGCATCACGCTCGTCTTTGGTTTGTGAAACCCAGATAGATGCATTATTCCCGTATTGATCGGGAGTGTCGTTTAATGAGATGGTAATATTTACCGATTCGTCATTTGTTTTTTTGTTCGTGTAGTGAACTAAGTCTGTTAATTTTGACTTGTTGATCTGAGCATTAATTAATTGTCCCATTTTAAGATAGTTGTAGTTTACGTGTTGTTAAAAAATTAAGTACTTTTTCGTCTCCTGCCATTACTGATTCGTTGGCTATGTAGAGCATTGATAATTCATTAAGTGTTTTGCAATCGTCTATGATTGCCTTCCAATCTGTTTCTCCGTTTTTCATTGGATATTTTTTTGCGACTGGTACGCTAGATCCTGATGCATCCGTATCTTTGTCGGTTACTAAACCTAGCAAACTCGATATGGAGTATCTCCGAAAATAGGAAATCCCCGCTCCGATGCTCTGAAATTCATTCATTGCTCCTAGTTTTACCGTAGGAATGCTAGTAAACGATTCTAGCTGTTCGCCTGATTCAACGTGAAAAAGAATTGTTCTGATTCCATCGTTTTCGAGTAATTGCGTAAAGCATAATTTATGCTTTTTTAGAAGTGGATTAATTACGCTAAAAATCTGTGGTAAATCAGCGTAGGTGTAGTTGTGGCCTTTCGTATCCTTATGGATAATCGGACACTCGTTTTGAAATTCCGCTAGGGATTTAATTAAGTTTTTCATTTGATTTAGGTTAAAATTATTTGAAAAGGTATTTCGTTAAATATAAAGTCAAATTCTACAAATCCATTGGTGCTAATTTTAGGTGCTCCGTATTTGTTTGCAATTACTAATGGATCTTTATTGCTATATCCCTGCATTGTAACGTTGTGAGTATAAATACTAATTAAGTAAAAATAATTGCTATCTAATTTTGACTCTTCTAAAAAGTCTGCTACTGCTTTAAATTTGGTTTCCATTGAGTTTTTCATTTGAGATTATACGAATTAATTTTGAGTTTGATTTGTCCATTTCGTGAGCGACTAGCTCTGCAATAGTCCATAATTCTGGATCGTATGACAATGTCATTGTGTACGTTCCTGCTTTGTCTCTGAATTCTGCTTTTACGATCATCATAGCCCTTGAACGATATAAAGTACTTGAAAGATAATGCCTACAAACGTTGCTAGTAACACTAGCTCGGTTAGGTCTTGCTTGTCGAAATTTTGGATGTAATTTCTCATTTTTGATTGTGTTTAGAATTGTTATGTCTTATTGACTTGTAAATATACTAAAAATATAATATAATAAAAACTTTTTATAATCTTTTTTACTCTTCATCGTAATTTTTATCTAGCGATTCTACTGCCTCATCGTAACTATTTAAAAAGTGCTCTTCGCCTGTTTTAAAATCTGATGTGATATAATCAACTTCTTGCCCCATTGAAGATCCAATGCTTATTCCGTTTTCTAATGCTATATAAACATAACCAGATAGGTGGTTAAAGCCTATTTGCATTATTTCTTCTGTTCCTGAGTATTTTGCGTATGCCTCAAAGCATTTTGACAAACCTAATGCTTCTAGGTATGCAATTCGATTATTTTGAAATCCGTGTAATTGTAAGTTTTCCATTTTGTGTTACGGTTTACCTAAGCACCGTAAGGTTTAGTGATTAAAGTCCTGTTATGTCGCCTACCATTAAGCTGTTGTCTGCTTTAGTAAATAAGCCTGCTAGTCTTCTGCCAGTAGGAGTCTTTTCAAATCGGTATGGGGCTTTCTTTAAATATTGATTGTCTTCGAGATAGTACGATTGCATCGGGTACGATGTTAGGGATGAGCAATAAGATACTTCTTGAATTACTCTAAATCCATCTACGATGTAGATTGCGTAAAGGGATGTAGATCCGTAAGAGATTTCCTCGCTAGAAAAGAATTTTGCATCTCTTTCTGCATATCTGTTTACGGTTTGAATCCAGATTCTGCGATTGTAATCGCTTCTTGTGTGATTTACTGCTTGGTCTAGGGATACTTCTACTAATGTTTTCATTTTGATTTTTGTTTAGAATTAATATGGAAAGTATGATTTTGATTTTGGATTAGATATTTCGGCATTCATTTCTCGAATATTGTATATCTTTTGGACTGCTTTGTACTCTGCTTCTAGATCTGTGCATTTGCAGTATTCTATGTGAAACTGCTTTGTGTGCTTAAAAATTACTCTTTCTGTGTTTGTTAGAATTAAGATGTCTCTCATTTTAGCTGTTTTTTAGGTATTCTGCCTTATTGCTCTGTAAAGGTAACAATAGTTTTAACAAATAAAAATCTTTTTTAATCTTTTTTTATATGTAGTGTAAAATAATTACTGATTAGGTTTTTAATAGGTAACCTATTTTTTACATATTTTTTACATATATGCACAAAAAAGCCTCCAGACAGAATCCAGAGGCTTTTAAAACACAATTCTAAACCTATTTATGAAAAACAACCAAAATTACACTATTTTACCATCTTTAATTAAAAGATTAGAAACTTTTGTTTTGCCATCTATTATTTCTACAACGGCAAAACCGTTATTGTGCTGTGCAAAAGGATAGTATTTAGGGCTTAATTGAGTTAGGCATCCAGCTGAATAGCTATGTATAAACTTTTTAAACCCAGTCTTTTTAATAGTATTTGTCGTACGATGTACGTGTCCAATCAGCGTATTACAGAAAGTCTTATTAAATGTGCTTTGCGAAGGATTCATTCCGCTTGCCATAATTTCGTGGCCGTGTAATATTAGTAAATCAGCTAATTCTATGCCTTGCCAATCAGGTACATAAATAATATTTAGCTTGTCTAGCCTAAAGAACTGCTCAAATTGCATCTCGTGTAACTGAGAAAACTCTTCTGCTTGTTCGTTTAAATACTTTTGCCACCTGTTTTCGTGGTTGCCTAGCTTGTAATAGATAGGAATATGAGAAAACAGATCTCTTAGTTTCTGTAGAAAGTTTCTGCCCATCTCTATTTCCCTTGGAAAGTCTCTTAGATCCTTTTCTTTTTCGTGTCTTGAGATAGAATAAAAGTCAAAAATATCTCCATTTAAAATTAGGCAGTCAATATTTTGTTCTCTTAAATGCTTAATTGCACACGTTATTGCACTAAGAGAATGATATGGAACGTGTATGTCTGATAACACACCCACTTTTTTAAAATCATCTGTTAAAGTAAGGCTAGTATATTCTCTGCCTAAGCTATCTTCTATCCCAAAATTATTTAATTCTTCTAAATTAAAATCAATAGATTCAATTTTAGTGTTAGGTCTTGTTTGTTTAAAATGCTCGCTTCTTTTTACTACACTTAATCCAAGTCTAGTAATTTTTTTATGAAATTGCTCTACGCTTGCATAGCCGTATGTATCCCAGTTTTCACGCTCAAAGTCTGCCCTTGTTAAATTAGTAGAATAAAAATGATCTTTAATTGATTGACCTCTTTCTTTATCTGATTGCATTTAGTCCGAATTTAAGATACAACCAAGCCATTAACATAATAGCTTCGATTAGTAATAGTATAATTACCCAAGTAGGAACACGGTATTTAATTATCTCTTTATCTCTGTATTCAATCCATTTTACCTGAGAATTACGATAGTTTTCTTCGTACACTTGTTGCATAGAATCAAGATCTACAATAGCACTAATATTATTGCCATCAGATTTAATAATAATCTTGCCTTGTGAAACGTTTAATTTGCTATAAAAACGAGTTAAAATACCACTTGAATCACAAGGGTTATAAATCGTTAATGTATCTGTTACAGATTTATATTTTTCTATAACTTTTTCTGTTCTAAAAGTATCTACTCTGAGCGTCTCTTTATACTCCGTTAAGGTATTCGTACGTTTACACGAAGATAGTGCCAGAATCGTCAAAAGAATAATGAATTTTTGCATATTTAGGAGAAGTATAGATCTGATTCTGCTTGGCGTCTTCTAGTTAATCCAGTTAAAGCTCTGCCACCTGCCTTATTCCACTTTAAAAATTCTAATTTAATTGCAGGATCAGAAGGGTTTGCATTAACTTTTTTAATAAGTGTTGATTTTTGTAAGTTACCTGTGCCTACATTATAAGCAAAAGAACATAATGCATCGAATTGGCTTTGAGATATGTCATCGCGACAAAATGAATCCACCGCTTTTTCATAAGTAGAAACTGATAATTTTAAAAGCTCTTCGGCTTCTTGTTTAGTAATTGCTTGATCGCTTAATAGAACTCTTTTACCGTTCGTATAATACGTGTTTCCGTATCCAATCGTATTTATACCCCCAGCGCAAACATACGGCACTAGGCTCAATCCCTCAAACGACTTTATTAGATCGAGACCTTTTTGGCTTAACTTCAATATTTTCATCTAAAAGATTTAGTTTGGATTTAAGCGTAGAGTTTTCGCTTTTAAGACTATGTACTTCAGTTGTAAGATTGTCTATTTTATCAGATAGTTCTTTTACCTTATCGCTCATTTCTTGCGCCATCTCTCGCCATATTTTAATTGCTGCTTCGGTATTCGACAACTCCCCACCTTGTATGTCTACATTCTCTTTTTTGCGTGTGCTAAAATATGTAGCTAATGAAGCTATTAAAGCGGTAAGAATATTAGTAAACCAGTCGGGTAGGGAGTTAAGCACCGTTAATCTTTTTTAAGTTTGTGTAAAATTTGAGCCTTTGCGATAATAGCGAAGTTTTCGTTATCCTTTACAAAGTTTTTGAACGTTTCTTGATCGCTAGAATCTAAGTCTAGTACCTCGCCTTTGTTAAGAGCTAAAGCCCACTCCCAAAATTTAAGGGCATCGCCTTTAGATTGTTGAACAAGTGAGTTAGCTACTAGCTTTCCAGCGTTAGCGTTATCGATGGCTTTACCATCTAAATCCACTAAGTTAAAGTTTAAATCTATTTTCATTCTTTTGTTGTTTGTTTCACTATAAACGCAATTTAAAGATTTTTGTTTCTTATGACTGCCAAGGCAAGCCGTAGTTTACAATCGGAGGATTTAAAAAGTTCTCTATTTGTGCATCTAAGTTTGCCTCGATTGCCTCGCAGTCTAGTGAAGCAGTAAGCCAAGATTCTACCATTTCCTTAGTCACCTCATCGTATGGAGTGAAGCTCGCTTCGTGTGGTGCATCGACTGCCAAAGCTCCGTAAGTATCAGCCGTAAAGTGAATGATATCCTCTTCGTATTGCTTTTGCGCTCTGTAATGAATTACGCTAATTACTTTGTCCATTCCGTCAAGGGAAGGGATACTATCTAACTGACTGATTAAAAATGAAAATGCCATATTATTTATTTTCTAAGATTTTAATTTTTGCTTCTAATTCTTGAACTGCTTTAATTAAAGGAACTACAATATTTGCATATCTTACGTTTTCTACTTGACCGCTTCCATCTTCAT